AAGAGGGGTCAACTCTTGAGTCAAAGTATCGGCTTGCATCTGCTCTGTATTGAGTTACCATACCTACAAACTCTTCTCCCCCTTCCATTAATTTGTCTGATGGGGTACTAGCTGAATAATAATAGCATACATCTTCAGCCGAATTATAAAACCACTCTCCCTCAACATTTAAGTCAGTATGAGCTGATTGAGCTGGACCTAAATCCTCACCATCTGCAAATAATTGAGTTACTTGCCCGCTATCGTGAGCAGCATACTTATTACTTGTTACTTCTTTCCATCCATAAATAGGAGTCTTTTGGTCAAACTCATCCATTTGAGGAAATATTCTTTTTAATTCTGCATGTGTAATATATGTTGGTGCTGTTGCCATTTATTTGCCTCTCATTTTTTTTCTTACAGACCTAGAATAACTAGCTCTTTGTTTACCTTTCTTTGTTGCTGCTCTTTTCTTTCTATTCTCATAGGCTTTTTGGGACTTTGTTAAGCTTTCTCGCACAGATTTAGGAAGATAGCGACCTCTTTTACTTTTCGGCTTTTTCTTGTCCCTAGAGCTTAAATAATCCCATTTTTGAGCAGTCCATTTTTTTAAAGAACGCTGTGATTTCTTAAGTGCCATTATCTGTACCCACCGCCTTTTGCTTTATATTGTCTAGCTAGCATCTGTGCTTTGCGAGCCGACCATTGACCAGCTCTACCACCTTTTGAGCCTGCTTTTATTTTATAAAACAATCTCTTTCTCATAGTAGGCTTGGTATAGTTACCTGCTTTATTTACTGTTGATTTTCTTTTTTTCCTAGCCATAATTTACCACATTTTGCAAGACCAGTATCTTGCTGTTGTTTTATCCTTTGCTGTAGCACATCTGTGCCTTGCCCTAAAAGATTTTCTTCTAGCAGGGCTTGATTTTTTAATTCTCATGTTAGGGTCGCCAAAAGCTACTCTTTTTACTTTACTTCCAGCTTTTACATACACTTGGAACTTTTTTCTCCCATAGCCTGTTTGCCCTCTACGAATACGAGTTGGTTTATTTAATCTAACTGATTTTCCTTTAAACTTTGCCAACTCACTTTTTCCTTTTAATTCTTCTTTTAACTTTTCTCTTCATTTTTCTTTTTTTGCCATATCTCATTTTTCCGTATGCCATATTTCCTCCTTAACCTAAACTTATTACTCTTATTTCTGTATCTGATTTAGAGTTGCAGCTTCTTGCCTCTAAAGTAACTGCGCCATTAATAGTAGTAGCGCTATCTTCCACACCCCCTGAATGAGCTGCTTTAGTATTAGCCGAAACAACAAACTCTGCATTTGGGTAAGCATTTATATTGATTTCGCCTGTCTCGTAGTTGACTGTAGCACTACCTCCCGCACCTGCTAAATTTCCTTTCCCATCATCAAGTAAAAAAGCATTTACATTTTTCATTTCTGAATAAGTAACAGAATCTCTTATAGTGTCGTCAGGCAATTTCGCTGCAACAGCAGCCTCCAATGAACCTACCGCAGGAATTATGCCTACTCCAAATGGCGTAGTTCCACCACTTGGGGCAGCCATTAATATTGCACCTGTGGAAAGTCTTGAGCTGTCAGTAATCCTTACATCACCATTAACAATAGCTATGGTTGCTTTTTTATTTTTTAGATTGGTTCCAGTCGTAAATTTGTCATTAATTGCACTTTGGATTTTGCCAATTACATTACCAAAAGTAACATCACTTGAATCAGTTGTGAAAGCTACATCATCTGATGAGCCTCCTGATACTGTAAGAGCAAAAGTGTATGTTGTTGACGTAGCCAGACCTGTTTTTGTGCTAGACGTTATTCCCGACAGCCCAAACTCTTGATAGCCATGTTCGTAAAACTTAATAGCTACAGAACCTGCGACAAGTCCATCGCATACAGTATCGGCAGTTCTTCCATACCCAAAGAAATTCATAGCCCTAAATAAACCACTACCGTTTGTTTTAGCTACTGTTGCGCTACCATTACCACCCCCATTATAAGAAGTGTCGTCAAAATCATGGTGCATATTAAAAAAAGGAAGCCTAACTGCTACATCATCTGCATGAGTTGCTGCTGTTGAGCCATACAAGCCTCTAATAATTGTAAGTGTACTGTTAGCCAAATCTGCTCCTGTACCCACAGCAGTTACTTCACATATCTCATTTTCTAGCCTTATTAAATCACCTACTTTAAAAAACTTACTATGTCCGTTTTCAAGGTTAAGAGTAGTGTGTGTAGCATCAGAGCCCATTGTAGCTGATGTTGCATGGTCTACATCTGCACCACTATCAACATACTCATTAGAATCGGGGGCTGCATTACTAACCACAACGCCCATGCCTCCTCCAAATTCAGTAGATGTTCCAATTAATCTATTATTAGGCAGATAAACACATTCACCTGCTGGCAATAACATTGAAAGATAATGACTGGCATCATTTACAGTATCTGCTGAATCAGTAGCATCATCAGTAACCCACTCTGATGTAGATATAAGAAGTTCACAGCCCACATTGCCAGTATTCTCTACTAGTATTGCTTTTGGAGCAGTCATTGTATCATTTGCTACACTTGTTCCATAATTAACTAAATCTATACCTGCATTAGAATTATCTACTTTTATAACCTTATCAAAAACTACATTGTAGTTTCCTGTTATGTTTTTAGTGTAATCTAATCCCCTGTCTGTACTTAATTTTATCTCTTTTGTATATTGAGCCATTTTATCTCCTTACTGATAATGATATTTTACGATTAATTGAGCTGTTAAATCTGTTGTTGCGCCTACATTCTCTATAAAAGCTAACACTACTTTATCTGCTGCTACATTTGCAGAATCTACTGTTAATGTTGTGCTTGTTACTCTGTCATTGCCTGTTGTTAGTGTAGAGCCATTGTGTGCTAACAATGTACCATCAGACAAATCTCCTGCACCACTTCCTGTTCCTGTAGCTATTGTATATGAAAACAAATGGAAATTAACTGTATCTGCTGCCTCTCCACCACCTAAAACCCTAACCTCATCTATAGTTATTGCAGATGGAATGTACCAGATAGAACCAACTAAAGCATTTGCATTAGCCTCTGAAGATGATAGTGTAAAAGTAGTTGCAGGGTCTGTGCCTGTTCCAAAGTCTAGTGATGTTAGCCCTGCCCAACCACTATCAACAAACATAGAATGATGTTTTCCGCTAGTGGGCTGTAGGTCGTGTACTGAATATCTTTGGATTTGAGTATTAGCATAGTTTTGAGTAGCCCCTACTTTTACTGCACTATTTGTTGTATCTACTGTTAATAAATCTGTACCACCTGATGTTTCGACCACCATTGCATCTGTTTGGTCAGAAGAAGGTTTTACATGAAGTTTGTTCTGCCCTAATGTTAAAGATGTAGATTGCCCTAATCCATCTTTAATATTTGTACCATTAGCAGTTCTACCACTACCACTATTATCTACTTGCAGTATATCTCCATAAGTGCTTGCTATTGTTTTGTTTGTAAATGCCATCTATTCTCCTGTTGTAATTGTTGCAGGCAAAGCTAATGCTCTAATTATTACTGGTGGTGCATGTGTTCCTGTTGTCCTATTTCTTCCATGACTAATATGAACACTAGCTTCACTAGCTAATCCTGCTAAATAATAAGTAGTATCTGTTCCTGCTGTAAGCCCTGTAACTGCAAAGTTAATATTTTGCACATAATGGTCAGTTTCGTCAATGTAAAAAGTTTGGTCAGCATCATAAGTATGTGTTTCATCTAATTCAGCATAAGATGTACCTGTAGATAAACTAAATTTTGCCCCACCTGTTGTAGCAGTTACCCAAAACGAACATTGTATCTCAACATTCCCGCTAGGGGGCACAATAAACTGTATTGAAAAGTTAGTGCCTTGGTCAGTCTGTATAACTGTCATTGCGCTTGAGTTTATAGTTGTAAAGTTGTTTCCTAAAGTCGTGCTGTCATTTGCAATTCTAGTGTAGCCTAAAATCATACCTGCATAAGCACTATCTGTTGCACTAAATTCTGTACCATTAGCTAAAGCAGAAGTATGTTTAGTAGCTGCTATAGTTATTCTATCATTAGCCTCATCAAAAGTAGCCATAGTATCACCACCCACTACAATCTCTAAATCATCAGCAGATGCTTCATGTATATAAGTATGCCCGCCAATACCATCTAAACTTAATTTTCCTGTACCTGCTACTGCTATATCATCTCCTGCTACTATATCTCCAAATACTGTTAAGTCCCCATTAGCGTCTAAAGACATTGCTTCATTAGTTCCTAAAACAGCACCTGTAACAAAAGAAAGAGTGCTTGTTGCCTCCCCACCATCATTGCCTATGCTCCAGCTTGTAGTTGCACCTTCCATGAAAGATATTTGTGCATCAAAACCATCATCTGCTTGAAGAAATAAACCTGATCCTGAATCAGTATAATTACTAGCTGAATCAAGAAGTATTCTTTTGGCATCTATTTGTAGAAAATCATCATTAGAAGTAGCTTCTATAGACACGCCTCTGTACATGTTAATTTTTGTTCCACTTTCACCTACCATTTGAATGTTTCCATCTACTGTTAAATCACCATCTACTTTTGCTGTTTCAGATGTTAGATTTTTTATATCAAGCTCACCTGATGATATTCTGAAGCCTTGAGTAGACAGCTCTAGCCCTGTAGAAACACCATCTACTTGTAGTGGCTTTAAATGCTGGTCAAGATTTTGTATTTCTATAGGTTTCATTTTCTAGTAATCAATAACCTCTTTTCTATCTTTTTTATCTTTCCTTGTAGCTTTTCTAACTTTAATATTTTGTTTTCTAGCTCTAATACTTTAATATCAAGCTCGTTAGGCTCCTCAACATATTTCATTATCTTGAAGAGCTTAAAGTTCTTTGCGAGTAAATCAATTATCTTATTTATAACGAGCTTCTGTAACATTATTTGTCAGACTTTAGCCCTTTAATCAACCCTCTAACCATCGAGCCGAATATATTATCTATCAAATCAATAAACCAAGGCTCTATAGTTTTATTCCATACGCCTTTAGTCCAACTAAACTTGCTTAATCCTGCTGTCATAGCAACACCAAGCTTTTCAAATCCGCCTTCTACAAAGGCACAAATCTTTTCATTAGGTATCTTTTTTAGTATAAAAAGCACAATACCACCACCACCTAATCCTAAACTTAAACCTAACCATTCCATAGTTATTCTCCTTTATTTTCTAATCTTTTTACTTTGCCACGAAGACTTCTTACTTCGTTTTCAAGTTTTCTTATTTTTAAACCAAAGCTATTTATCTTGATGTCTAATTCGCTTCTCATCATTTTTAAAAGCTTCTTATCTTGCAAACTACTTCTTATCAATTTTCTTCCCATTTGCTTAAATCTAACATTTGCAACGGTCTTTCTATTGTATGGTCTTTAAGCTTATCGTTTTGGATCTGTATCTTTGTTCCACCTTTTACAAACGGCTTTCCATTAGCAGTTCCAATATCGTAAGCAAAGAATGTTGTTTTCCAAAAACCAACCCTTATAACTCTTGCAGGGCGACCGTCTAATATCACTACATCGTCAGTATTCAAGTCTTTACCGAGGAAGACCTTTAACCCTTCAACAACTGTTTCTATTGTTGATTTAAACAATAATAGAGCAACGCCAGATACAAATAACCATACCCAGTTTCCTAAAAAACCTTCTGCTTGTTTCTGTAGTTCCTCTTCGTTCATTCATTACTTCATTAACTTATAAATTTTTACACATATATATACGAATGTCGCCAACCCCACTAAAACTCTAACTAAAACAGGCAGCCATTCCATCCAAGTAACAACCATGCCGCTAGCACCTGCTGTTACTGTTCTTAAGCTATCTAGCATAAATACTCTCCGAAAATATTGGAGGCGTTGAGCAATTCCTATCTTCCGTATAATAAGGAGAGGTAAAGCTTAAGGATGTATTATACGACCACCTTGAATATGGTTTCAGTTTTCTTGCTTTTTTTGGCTGATTTTGCATTGTACGCCTCCAAAGTTTTATCAATGTTATAACCCTTACAATTTACATTTTGCAAGTCTATTTTAATTCCATCTCGATTTCCATTATCATAAAACACATAAGCGTTTTGACTTGCTCTTCCACCGAGATTTAAAGCTTTTTCAGAGTAGTCGTTGGCTCCCACCATACTTGAACTTCTCCCAAAACAATCTCCTACTCTAGCTGAATGGACGTGACCAAATATAACATAGTCTATTTTAACCCCTTTCATAGAGTATCTTCCACATATTTGGTTTATAGACTTTTCCACACCTGCGCTTATGGCTCCATGACCATGAAGCATTAAAAGGTTTTGCCCTGCTACGTTTATGACTATTTCAGATGGGTCACCATCTATAAAATGCACTTTTGATTCCTTAAATAAATACCTTAAACAAGTAAATATAGTATAATCATAGTTATCTGTAGCTACTGAATTTGACCAACCCAACTCTTTATTGGCACGTCCTTCATTCCCTACCACACTTGCAACACTTACATTAAAGCTTTTATTTAGGTCAAGTATAACTTGTTGCATTATGTCGACTGCTAAAAAGGTAGCTTTTGCCCTATTTGAAGCCTGATTAAGTAATTCATCCAGCCTTCGGTCACTATTCATTAGATCTCCAGTTAAAGCAACCACAACTTGGCTAACTCCATTAACTTTGAAATAAGCTGATGCCTTTTCTACAAAATATTGGCATCGTTGAGAGGCAACTTTAAAGTCATATTTATTGTTCTGAAGTTCAACTAATTCATTAAAGTGAACGTCACTAAATTGGATGACCCCAACCGCCCTTTTACTAATCTTATGACTTTTAGTGAGCTTGTGTAGTCTGTTCTTTTCAAAAAGCTTTTTTAATTCTTTGCTGTATTCTTCTACAGCGTTTTCAATTCTTGCGTGTTCTCTAAAGCCCTTTCTTTCTATCCTTGTAACATCTTGGGCTTTTTGCTTCTCTTTTCTATACCTGACATTCTCTCGGAGAAGCTCTAAATCCTCTATAGGATTGACAGTTCTATGCTTACAGCCCCTACACTCATATCTTTGTTTGTACTTATCAAACCCACTTTTGGTTAGACCTCTATTGTAGCATCTAGGGCAAGCTAGAACTTTATTTAAGTATTCATCAGATGACATAATTTACCTTATGGCGTAGATAAAAAGCAACTAAAGAGATTTTATTATTTCGGATAGTTCTTTAGCTCTATTAGGCGTTTGCACAGCCCATTTGGAATCAAGCATTTCTTCAGAGGCTTTTTCCCATTCTGCTTCTTCTAGATACGCTATGGTTTTCTTAAATTTACAAAATCCTGCAAAGCCTAGTTGATATGCCATGTTAAGCATAACGTTTCTGACTTCTACAGGACTTTCTTGAAACCAATCAAATTTCTTTTCAAATCTTTCTTCTAATACTTCTAATTTTTCAGTAAGGATCAGCTCGCAAACTTCTTCAGAAAGATGTAAGTCTTTAATAGCAAACCCCACACCAATCGTGTCGACTCCAGCCGTACATTTATATACAGTAGGTTTATATCCTTCGTGAATTTTTAATTGTTCTATTATATCTTTCATAATATGATACTGTTCTGTCCAGTATTGGTATTTATTTTGCACTCTTTTTAGAAGCTTTCTTTTTCGGCTTTGAGCCTAGCTCTTTCCATCCAATAGCTTTAGCAGCATCAATATCTTCTTTTTTAAATTCTTTAACTAGTTTTGTTCCGTCTGATTTTTTTATAGTTAATTTCATATTTTCCTTTAAGGTTAAAGGGGGCGGTTGCCCACCCCCTTAATTTATAGCTACTTATTAAGAAGCTGGGCTTACTAATGCGAAAACTTTTTTGTTTCCAGCAGTAGTGCTACCAGTAACTAAACAACCATAAACGCTATCTGCAACAAATCTTGTAGATAGAGAAGGTAAGTGATAGTCACTTTGCACTCTAGCTTTCATTCCTGGAGAATAAGCAATGTGCATAGCATCTTTATGTATTAAGTATCCAAGCAACTTCTCGCTTTCGTCTGAAACGCCATTAGCGCTAAAGTTACCAACTGGTGAAGATGAAGCTGCTGAAGAGGCAGAACCTGCGCCGTAGTGCATAAAGTTATTAGAAACAATAACTTGTACTCCACCTAGCTGTCCAGCAAAACCATTAATAAATGGGTTTTGGTCTCCAGCCAAACCAGTTCCTTCATATTTAGCAAATTCAGCTAATTTAAACAAGCTACCATAAGTTGCTGGTGTAAGAACCATAAAGTAGTCACTTGCGTTAGAATCGTTTGTATAGATAGCTTCTAACATATTGGCTACACCCGCAGCAATGATGTCTGTTGAATCATGAGTTGTGTTTAGCTCAATAGTATTTCCAGCCTGATCGCCATCGTCTGTTCCGTTTGCGTAATTGAAAGCAACTTCTTCAAATACTTTAAGAGCTAGGTACTGGTCTACTTTTTTAGCTAAAGCATATCCAAGTTTAGATGTATATAGATTCATTACATCATAACCTGACTGAACTTTTGCAACATCAGTAATTGAAATTGCGCTGTGGATAGCTTGATTGATGTCTAAAAAGTATGCGTCTTCAGCATCAGTAGATTTAGCAAAGGCTAAATTTGTGTCAATCAAAGTTTCAACAGCAACTGTTCCGCCACCATAAGTGTCAGAAGCAGTTAGTTCAGTTTGTCTTGGCAAGTGTATTCTGTCTCCACCGCTTGCAACCAAGCCAGATAAATCATTTGCCATAGCACCAAAAACTAGATTTTTTTCCATGTAATCCATTATTGATGCACCCCATACTTCAGGGATAAACTCTTGTAATGTAGCGGTAGCAGAGTCAGAGTCCTGCAAACCACCAGCAAGAGCAACATTGTTTGTTCCAGCCAAATTCATTTGGATTCTAGAAGTAACATGGAAATCCATGCCAGACTGAATCCAAGGCTTTTGACCTTCAAAAGTTAAGTTAAACATTTATTTCTCCTAATATTTTTAGTTGCCTTTTGCCTTACTTTCATAGAAAGCTCTTCTTTCAGAATCCGTCATGTCTTTCCAGTCTTTGTTCATGACAATATCCTTGCTTCTTCCTATAACTTCAGGGGCATTAGGCTTTGTGTTTGTAATTTTACTAGTAACAAATTCAAGGGTCTCTAAATCGAGTCTTGATAATTGTTCTCTTTCGTTTTCAGGATGTTTTTCTAATAAGGAAGTTCGTCTTGCTTCTTCGTATTTAGACCATTTTTCAGCATTAGAGCTTAAACTTTCTATTTTAGAAGACGCCTCATTGTATAAGGTTTTAAAATCTTCTTTTTCTTTTAGCTTGGCTTCTTCTGCTTTTGCGATCTTTTTTTCCATTTCTGAAATACGAGCTTCTGCATCCTGCGCCCTTGCTCTGTACTTTTTGCTTTCTGCTATTAATGCGCCAACATCAGGCGAACTTGTTGGTGATTCTTGTGTAGGCTGCTCACTTACTGTTTCGCTTGCTACTTGATTTTCTTGGGACATACTGCCCTCCTATATATTGTTAGTTTTAAAAATATAAATACTATATCTTGTATTTATCTTTCGCCATAACTTATATTATGTCAGTTGTCAATTACAACAATTAATGAAAAATAATTTAAAAGAAGAGCTAGATTTTAAGAAGTCTTGGTTTGATTATATGGGGTATAAACCTCACAAAGGTCAAGAAAAATTGCATTACCCAACTAAAGATACGGCTCGGTTTTTTGTCATGGTGTGTGGTAGAAGGTTTGGTAAAACAACTTGTTCTGCCATGGAAGCTACATTTGTTGCCTCGCAGCCGAATAAAAGAATTTGGTGCGTAGGGCTATCTTACGACAAAGCAGACTTAATGTTCCGAGAAATTTGGAAAAAAATGGTAGTTGGACATTCCAACGATATTATAAGAGCTTCTGAAAAAGAAAGATACATTAAGTTTAAATGGGGGACAGTTGTTGAGGGCAAATCGGCAGATAACCCTGATTCATTGGTAGGTGAAGGTTTAGATTTACTTATTATTGATGAGGCTGCTAAAGTAAAAAGAAAGATATGGGATATGTATTTATCTCCTACTTTATCAGATAGAAAGGGTAAGGCGATATTTATTTCTACTCCTGAAGGCTTTAATTGGCTCTACGATATGTATTTGCTTGGGCAGAAAGACGAATTATGGGAATCTCACCAAGCACCTTCTTGGGATAATCAGTTTGCTTTTCCAGAAGGACAAGAAGACTCGTTTATTGTTGAGCGTAAGAGAAATATGTCAAAAGAATCTTACGACCAAGAATATGGAGCAAAATTTACAACATTTGCTGGTCAGGTTTACCCGTTTGACCGCAATTTAGATGTCGGTTATTTTCCATACAATCCAAACTACCCTACTTTTTGTAGTATTGACTTTGGATACAGGATGCCAGCAGTAGCTTGGTTTCAAACACAGTTAATAAATGGGGAATGGCACATAAATATAGTAGATGAAATTATACACGAGAAAAATATTAAAACAGATGAACTTGTTAACAGGATTAAATCAAAGCCATATTATGTTAGGGCTTACTACGGTGATCCTGCTGGAAAACAAGCTCAAGGACAATCGGGTATGGGGGATATTGAGATATTTAGACAAAATGGTATAATAATACAAACTATCAGAGACAAAGTCTCAAGAAACATATCTTCTGGCATAAGCCATGTCAGAGGTTTTATAGAAAATGCTATGGGCAAACGATACCTACATGTTGATAAAAAATGTCAAGGCATAGCAGAAGATTTAGAAAATTATCGTTATCCAGAACACAAAGAAGGGTATGATTTGAAGCCAGACCCTGTAAAAGATGGTTTTCATGACCATGGATGTGATATGGTTAGATATTTTTTTATAAACAGATTTCCAATTAAACAACAACAACTTATAGTGAGGAAGAGATGACAGTAGAACAAATTATTGAAGAAGCAATTAGAGAATACAAATTATCAGAATCGCAGCAAAGAAGGAGGCATGTAAGAAAATTAGTAGACTATTACTGTGGCTCCAACACATCAAACTATATAGAGCAGTATTTTGATTCAGACGCATTTAGAGAAGTTCCTTGCTATGAAGCAAACTTTACAAAACGATTTATTAACAAAATGAGCCGAATATATACTGTGGGAGCAAACAGAAATGTAAGCGATGCTTATAACAACCTTACTGTAATGAAAGATGCTAGGATGAAGCATGTAGAAAGAATGACTCGTTTGATTGGGACTATTGCTACACAGGTTGTATTTATAGACGGAGACATGCCTCATTTTGATTACAGACCTGTCTATTACTTTGATGTTCATCTTGGCGATAATCCTTTTAAGCCTGAAGCAATTACGTATCCAGTTTTGATGAACTCTGACGATGTTTCTCACACAGAAAAATTAAAGTATGCTTATTGGGACAAAGGAATGTATGCTTTGTACGATGAAGATGGAAACATACTAGAAGAATATGAGCATGGTTATGGAGTTCTTCCGTTTGTATTTACGCACAGAGAAAATCAATTAGACTCTTTCTTTGTAGATGGAGCAGATGATATTGTGTCTTGTAATGAGCATGTTAATATAACGATGACAGAGCTACAATTAGGGTTAAGATTTCAAATGTTTGGTCAGCCTTATGTAACTGGGCTGCAAGCCGATAAAAGACTAGAGAGAGCAGGTTCAGATACAATACTTGACCTACCTGAAGGCTCTGTGTTTGATATAGTGGCTCCTGAAGCTGATTTGCAGTCAGTAATAGAGACTGTTAAGTTTCAGGTTGATTTAGTTGCTCAAAATAACCATTTATATGTTCAATTTGCTCAAGATGGCGGAGAAGTTCCAAGTGGAATTGCATTAAAGATTAAAGACTTGGAAAGATTTGAAGACTATCAAGATGATATTGAATTATGGAAGATGTATGAGCATGAATTATACCATGTTGAGAAAGAAATTGCAGATTATAATGGCATTAGACTACCAGAAAGTCTTAAATTAGACTTTAATGAGCCTGAATATCCTAAAACAATGCAAGATCAGATTCTTTGGGATAACCACAGGCTTCAAAACAACTTAATAACAAGAGCTAAACTGATGGTTGAGTACAATGATGACCTTTCTTTACAAGAAGCAGAAGCAGTAGTAGCTGAAAACAAAGCAAAAAACGAGGCAGAAATAGTTGAGAATTAAAACAAAAACAAGCATCACTTTTGATTTCTTTAAGCTTTCTAATTTTATTAACAGTAAAAAATATGAAGACTTGAAGACAAATGCTCTCGCTCAACCTATGGTGGAGGAATACAAAAACTTTATAAAAAAAGGAAAGGTTTCTCCAGGCATAAAAGATTCAACCAAGAATATAAGAAAATCTAGAAAAACAAACCCTTCAATAGGAGGGATAAAGCCTTTGTACGACACCGGAAAGCTTGTTGACAGCATTAAATACAATAAAAATAAGAAAGCAATCTTTGCGGTAGACTACGCAAGCTATCATAAAGTAAAACGCTATACTCCCCCTGGCTCTATGATTCCTGGCAAATTTGTGCCTGCTAGAGATTTTATAGATTTAACACATAAAGAATTAGATGAGAAAGGTGTAGAAAAATCTCAATCTAGCGGTATGGCAAAACTTGTTGGGGCTATCAGAAGAGTTTTTAGTAGGCGTTTAGCCAAATAATCAGGAGGATATATGGAATCATTTGAAAAGAAAATGCTATTAGAGCTTTTAAAAACTATTAAAAAGTGTGATGATAGGCTAAAAACTCTTGAAGAAGTCCTCTATATTGATGAAAGTGAAGCCGAAGATATTGTAACTCCTATAAGTAGAGAGCTTTATGATGCAGTCAAAGAAGCGACTGGTAGCGGTTTAGTCTTTATGGCTATCGCCTAATTTACCGTCAATATCCTTAATTTGCCCCTGTAGAGCCTTAATTGCTAGTTTCATTGCGTATATCTCTGCCATACAATAAATAATGCCTTTATCCCTATCTTTATTCGTTTTCTTTGCTTTCTTGCTCTTCATTCTCTCTCCTTATGATTTCTTCTCTCCAAGATTTTTTCTGTGCAGGCGTAGGTCTTCTAGCAGGTAATGGGTCAACACCCACTTTCTTTGCCCTTGAAAGCCACTCATTCCACTCTCTACGCTTCTTATTGTAGGCTTGTTTCTCTTTCTCGGTCTTTATGGCTTTTTTTATTTTCTTCTTTTCTTTACGCACTCTTTGACGCTGATCTTCAGTATTTCGTTCAGGTAAGTCTACGTTTGTATCAGGAACACTATCAATTATCTCTTCTACTTCAGCATCTTCGTAATCAATTTCCGCCTTTTCTGCTTTCAAGAACTTCTCAAAAGGACTATCAATAGTAACATTAACATTCTTAACCAACTTACCACTATGTTCCAACACAAGTCTTCCTGCCTGCACATTACCCGCTTTAGCCTCCCTGACCATCGCTTGCAATACCGCAGGCAGTTCTCCCCCAAATTCTACCATATACCTTTCGTATATCGCATCGACGAAGTTAGGGTTTTTCCTCCAAACATATATTAACTGCGCAGAAACGCCTAATTCTTTAGCAACTTCCGCAGCCGTAATATCTGGTTGAAGAGCATATAATTCTATCGCCTTCTGTACATCAGGTCTTTTTAATAAATCGCTCATCCGTAATAGTTAAAAGAGTTCCTTAAATACTGTTCTATCCACCAACAACGCCCATTATCCGAAGCCTTAAGGATTGCCTTTTTAATGTCTTTACCCCTTAAAGTAGACCTTGCTTTGTTCTTTTTCACTAAATCTTGTGTTTCCATTGCACTAATATACTACATCTGGTAGTTCTTATCCAAATTTTATCTGTAGTTCCATTTTGTATTTTTTGAGTCATGCTGACCCCAGAACAGATAATTGCCTTGTACGCCTTACCCCCCTAAAAGATAAAAGGCTTTGCAAAACGTGCAACACGTGCAGGGGGTTTGTAGTTGTTAAATAGATTATAAGCGCAGCAATAACCCTTTTAAGAGTCTTTTTTTAGATATTTTTAATATTAAATAAAAAGATATTTTATTTAGTGTTATGGTATACAATAAGATTAGATAATTATCCGGCTTTACATCTGTAATAATTCATATTAAATAAAAAAAAGCTTGCATAGAATCTTAAAAGGGCTTAACTTGTATTGTTACAATGAATTAATATAAGGAATTACATAAAAATGAAAAATTTAAAACATGTAAATATAATCGAAAAATCAAGAGGGCTAGTCTTCTTTGGTGTTGGAGATAAATTTTTTAGATTAGAAGACAATAGTTATTTTAGACATTACGAAATTAAAACGGGTTGGACTTTAATGGAGCTTGTCTGCTGTGGTTCGCATGAAGGTGAAAATCTAACAAAAAGAGATGTATTAATGCACAATTATGATGCGGAAATGTGGGCTATTTATAACACTAAAATGGAGTGTTTGTTAGAATTTGAAAACGAAGATAAATAAAAGGAGTAAATAAAATGAATAAAGAAATAAACAGATCTGAAATTGAGCTAATTGCAAACGGTGGATCCCCGTTTAAATTTTTAAAAGAAAATTTACAAAATATTATTAAGGCTGTTAAAATAGGTCAGTTAACTATGCAAACAGAGATTAATGATATAAAAGAAATACTAGAATTAGAATTTGGCGTAAAATTATGTTATTATGATGTAAAAAAACATTTAAAACATTTAGTGTCAAAAAAGACTTTAAAGTGCAACAGGGTTTACGGTGATTTATATTTTTTTATAAATAATTAAATAAAAAGGAGAAATAAAATGTACAAAATGACAATAGAAAAAAACGGTAAGAAAAAAGATATTAAATTAAAACATAATAGAACTTTAAAAGCTAAATATTTAGCACCTACTAATTATAGAGGATCAAGAGTTAAAATAACTGATTGTAGGCATTTAGATAGCATTATTATTAGTTATGATTATTCTTTAAACGGCGTAAAAGAAATAGCACTATCAGAACTAATTAAAAAAGGTATTAAAGTTAATTCATTTTCTTATGATGAAAAGTCACATGAATATATTTTTAATACTTATGACTTTAAAACAAGCATAAAAGGGAGCTAACATGAATAAAAAGCAATTAGAATATTTTATAAAAACTGATAAACATAATTTATTAATTATGGATGAGAATAAAATAAAATACTTATTTAAAAGGCTGTATTATAAAATAAAAGGCTTTTTTAATAGGCTGTTAGATAGCTTTGAAAAAATAGAGTCTAGCAAGCATGCAAGTAAATTCGTAATAATCAGCCTCTTGTGGCTTTGCTTGCTGCTTTGTATAGAGATTTTTAAAAGATTAATTTAAAAGGGGGTTAAAATGGAAAATAATGATTGGTTTGATTTTTGGAACAATAACAAAAAAATAAGCTTTCAAAATAAATTAACAGTTTTATTATTAGCTGTTAATAATGGAGATAAAAAAGCTAAAGAATTTTTAAATATAATAGGGGAGTTAAAAAAATGAAAAAAATAAAAATAAATATAGATAGTTTAAAAGGCTTAAAAAAGGCTGAAAAGTTGCAAAATTTAGGTTATATACCTTTGCATAATGGTTTTTTAAACCCTTTTCTAACTATGATAAAAGGCTCTGAAGAAGAAATAAAAGAGTATAAAAACAAATATTACAGATAATAAAAAAAACATAAT